CCTCCAGCAAGGCGTTGGCGCCCTTTTGGAGCCCAAAGCGGCGCGGGACCTGCCGCAGCGCGTGGCGACCATCACCAGCCATCTGGAGGCCATCACCGCGCCTCTGGCAGCCAAGCCAGCGGTCGCCACGATCAGCACTGATGCCCTCCTGGACTACAACACCGAGGACGACCCGGGCACGCTCCTCGGGCATCGCTGGCTCGGCAAGGGTGGCTCCTGCCTCATCGTCGGGCAGACCGGCATCGGCAAGTCATCGTTCTGCTCGCAGGCGGCCATCTCGTGGGGGCTCGGCAACGACCTCTTCGGCATCACGCCAGTGCGGCCGCTCAAGTCCCTCATCATCCAGGCCGAGAACGATATCGGCGACCTGTCCGAGATCTTCAAGGGCGTCGTCTCAGGCATGGGGGTTGGACAGCGGCGCGATGAACTGCGGGAACGGCTCGTTTTCATGACCGACGCCGGACACAGCGGTCAGGCGTTCCTGGACTTCATCCGTCCGGTCATCATCGAGCATGCGCCCGACCTCGTCTGGATCGACCCACTCCTATCATTCATCGGAGGCAACATCAGTGAGCAAGAGACGGCCTCGAAGTTCCTGCGCGGAGGGCTCGGCGCCATCGCGCAGGAAACCGGCATTTGCTGGATGGTTATGCATCATACCAACAAGCCGCCGAAGGAAGCGCCGCAGGGCGGGCAAGGCGCACGTGCGGCTGGGGATTATTCGTATCTGGGCACTGGCTCATCGGAGCTCGCCAACTGGGCGCGCGCAGTCCTGGTCCTTCGTGAGATGGCATCCCTGGATCGTGTCTTTGAGTTGAGGGCTGCGAAGCGTGGCCAACGCGCGGGCATGACCGACAGCGCCGGAAAGCCGGTCACCGAGGCATTCCTGCGCCATGCGACAGAGGGTATCCATTGGGTGCGGGCACTGACTCCCGAGACTGACGCCTCTCGGGTCATGCGCACCGAGGCCGAGGACATCGTCAGGAACATGCCCCGCGGGCAGGCCATCAGCTACCGCGGCATGCGCGACATCGCCCAGAAGGTGCTCGAGCTGAAGACGCCCAAGTCCTTCTCCATGCCGAAAAGTAGGGCCTACAGAGTTCTTGAATTGGCCATGCGCATGGCGTCAGTACCAGGGCAATCGGAGTGGTTCGTTAACAACAACGCACCGGTTAATGGTAACAAGGTAACAAGCGGTAACAGCACGGTAACAACCAATTCTGTTACCGACACGGATTGTCACGGTAACAAGGTAACAACCCCCCTTAAGGGGGGTGTTACCGGTTGTTACCGGTCCGTGGACCAATCCGGGGTCGAAAACGAGGTCACGGTAACGAGCGACGACGAGTCCGAGGACCGCGAGCTCAGGAGAGGACTGCCCCCATGACCTCCGGTCCCCGCTACGCCGTCCCACGCCTGCGCATCCCGCCGGCGACGGCACCCCTAGGCACACTCCTGCGCGCCATCCAGGAGGCGCACCACCATTCCCGTGGTACTTCAGAGTTCCGGAAGCGGGTGCTGGATGCCATGCGTGACCATGAGGCTGTGCTCTCCCGCACACCGGCGAGCCCAGGGCAGATTGCCTTCGCCGCCAACCCGGCGGGGAATCCGTGGCACAGCTTGCTTTTCTGGGTCCACGAGGCTTTATCGAAGGAGAAAGCGTCATGAGCCGCACTCAGTTCTACAAGTTCGTGTCCAATGAGACCGCATGTCATGGCCTCGAGGATGTCACCGACGCCATCAACGAGATGTCCGCTCGCTGCGAGCGCGCTGAGAAGTCGGTCAAGGATCTGGAGGCGATGCTGCATGGGCAACGGGAGACGATCGCTGCGCAGATGTGGCACAATGAAAAGATCATAGGCGATCTGACCAAAGAAGCATCAAGTGCCATTGAGCAACTCAAGCGCGTTGGATGGGAATCAGATGGCCAAGGTGGATGGAAGATGAGCTATGTCAGCACCAAGTCCGACATGCATGGGCATCATGAGGTGGACAGCAAGCCGGTGGATGAGAGGCCGAGTGCTCATGAACTATTCGATATCATGGATAAATCGCAGACCATCTCAGAGATGATCGTCGGTGCGCTGAAGCGGTGTGGTCTGGTGAAGCCGTGAAATCACTTGAACTATGGCCAATCTACTGTAGACACTACTAGATGGCTCTCGGAAAGAAAACCGGCGGGCGTGTCGCAGGCACTCCCAATAAGTTTACAGCCAGCGTGCGCGACGCTGTGCAAGAGGCGTTCCATCGTGCCGGCGGTGTTGAATACCTACTCAAGGTCGCTCAAGAGGATCCGCGCACCTTCGTGGGCATCGTCCAGAAGCTGATACCGCAGGAGATCAAGGCGGAGCACTCGCTCTCGCAAGAATGGCTCGATGCCCTGTCTCAGGCAGCCGGCCGCATCCGCACGGAACTCATCGCACCGAGCGATTCGTGAGGGAAGACATCCGCGCAGCCGCGAAGGCCATCGGGGAATGTGCGCTGGACCCTCTGCGCCATGTGCTCATCAGCTACCCATGGGGTGAAGGCGACCTCATCGATGCCAGACCACGGCAGTGGCAGGTTGAACTCCTGACGGAAATAGGGACGCGACTCAAGCGCGGTGAGTCGCTCGTCGAGCCGCTGCGCATCGCGCTCTCGTCAGGGCATGGCATTGGCAAGTCCGCGCTCGTCGCATGGCTGACGCGGTGGACGCTCGACACGTGCCCCGACTCACGAGTGGTCATCACCGCCAACACGTTCGAGCAGCTCAAGGGAAAGACGTGGCCAGAGTTGCTGACGTGGCACCGCCGTGGCCGTACCGCGCCCATGTGGGTCGCCACCGCAACGAGTCTGTACAGCTCGCATCCCGAGCATCAGGCCACATGGAGGGCCGATGCCGTCGCATGGTCAGACCATCGCCCGGAAGGCTTCGCTGGCTTGCACAACAAGGGACGCGCCATCACGCTCATCATGGACGAGGCGAGCGCCATACCGCCGCAGATCTGGGAAGTCTCCGAAGGCGCCATGACCGACACCGGCACGCAGAAGCTATGGTTCTGCCCAGGCAACCCGACGCGCAACGAGGGTCGATTCCTCGAGTGCTTCGGCGCGCGCAAGCATCGCTGGATCACCCGGCAGATCGATGCGCGCACCGTCGAAGGCGTCGCACGCGAGCAGCTTGAGCAATGGGTCGAGGACTACGGCGAGGATTCCGACTTCGTGCGCGTGCGCGTGCGCGGGGTGTTCCCGCGCAGCGGCGTCGTGCAGTTCATCTCAAGTGAGGACGTGGCGATGTCCGCCAAGTGCCAGCCACAGGTGCTGCCAAGCGACCCGGTCGTATTCGGCCTCGACGTGGCGCGCTTCGGCGAAGACGAGTCGGTGCTCGTCATCAGGCGCGGACGCGACGCGAAGACGGTGCCACCCCAGCGCTGGCGCGGGCTCGATGCTATGCAACTCGTCGGCCATGTCGTCGAGTGGATCGACGCATGTAAGGGCGCTGTCGACCAGATCTATGTGGACGCGACTGGCGTCGGAGGGCCTGTCGCTGATCGACTCCGCCAGCTGGGGTATAAGTGCGTGGATGTCCACAACGGCGCTGAATCTGACTGCTCCACCGATGAGCAGTGTGCGAACAAGGGAGCGGAGTGCTGGGCTCGCATGCGCCAGTGGATCCGCACCGGCGGGTGTGTGTGGGATCATCAAGACCTCGAGCGGCAGCTGACGTCGCGCCAGTACGGATTTGATGCGCACAACCGCATCACGCTGGAGAAGAAGGCCGACATGAAGAAACGCGGTCTTGCCAGCCCTGACATCGCCGACGCGTTGGCGTTGACGTTCGCCTACCCAGTGGCGCCACGTGGAGCGAGTCCACGCGGTGTTGGCGGTGGCGAGGTCGTCAGCGACTACGACCCCTACGCATCCGCTGACGCCTAGCGGCTCCGCTCAACGTCTTCCATGAGTGATTGGATGCGCTCCCGAATCAATTGCTTCGGATCAGCGACGCCACTCAGGATCATTGGGTTCATTTCCAGCACAACATCACAGTCGTTGTATTTGAACTTCACCGTAACGCAGACGGACTCTTGGGCCCATGGGTTATCGTCATCAGTCATTGGTTTTGCCACGCGCAGATCGCGCATGACGGAAATGCACTGCCGATAGACATCGTACCACGGCCCTGATGGGACTGGCTCAGCCAAGCATCGACTTCCGCTGCGCGCCACCGGCATTGCTGACCGCTGGATTGGTCAGGAAGCTGCCAGCCTGCTGGTTGAGCGACTGCTGGGAGTTGATGAGCGCCTGCGTGGATTGCCCGCCGCTGATACCGACCGCAGGCGGCGCACCAGGACGGTTCGCAGCCGCTTCCTCAGCCGCCTTGTGCTGCTGGTTGATCGTGTAGGCGGTCGTGCCGGCGCCGGCCGCGACGGTGACGCCGGCAGCAATGAGCGCGGCCCCTCCGGATGAGATGCCCATGTGCTAGATCCTCTTGGCCCAGGTGTGGTCGAGATCGCGGTACCCGCGGCGCAGCAGGAGCGCATCGATCGGATGCGCGACCTTGCTGTGCTGCAGGATCAGGTCGACGTCGAGCTCGCGCAGGTGATCCTCGGCCGTGCGCAGCAGGTCGGAGCCGATCGTGGAGCCGGCCCGGTACTGCGCGTCGATCCACAGCACATCCTGCGTGGCAACGAGCAGGCTGGCGTAGTGGAGATGCCAGTCGATGAGGAACGCGACATAGCCAATCAGCCGTCGCGTGTCGGGAGCCCTGGCCGTGAACACCACCAGCTTGCCCATGTCCTGCAGCGACGCGTAGACGTCCCAGCGCGGCTCGAGCGGCACGTCAGGGCATCCGCTGATCGCGACGTAGTGGCGTTCAAGCAGCGGCATGAGCTCCGAGCGCAGTGCGGAGGTGAGCCGCTCGCGGACAATGACGTGTTCCATCCGTTGCGTGAGGATGTCCTGGACGTCCACCGCATGAGCATGGGCATCGTTATTGGGGATGCAATCCGCTTGCATTGGAGCCCATGGATTGCTACGACTGGCGCAGGAGACTGGCATGGGCACGTCGGGCGCAAGTGGCACGCTGGTCTCGATCTCCCCGAACATCACCACATCGCACACCGGATCGGGCCGCGGCGCGAACTCCGGGTTCGATCTCGGCATCCAGGGTGATTACTTCAACCTGAACACCGGCGGGAACCTCAAGCAGCTGCTGCCGATGGCGATCGAGTGCTTCATCGCCGGCACGAGCGACTCATCGGGCACCGTGGCAGTCGGCACGATCCAGTGGGAGACCGCGCCAGAGCCGGCAACGACCGGCGGAACGCTCAGCTACACGCTCTGGGGCTCGGCCGTCGCCTTCACCGCCAACGGCTACCAGAACACGGTCGGTAAGATGCCGACCAGCGCG